CGTTGAAAGTGCGGGCGACTACGAGCTGGACACGCCGTGGCCGGACGCGCTGCATTATATCTGTACAATTGACTGGCAAAAGGACCACTGGTACGTGGTCATTCGTGCATGGGCACGCAACGCTGAGTCGCGATTGATACACGCCGCGAAGATCACGACGAACGACAATGCAATTGTCGATTTGTGTAATAAATGGGGAATTGCACAGGGCGGTATCGACCCTCAAGGCGGAGGGTGCCAAGTATTGGTTGATGGTAACTACAACACCGCCGAAGTTCAGCGCGTGGCGGCTAAAAATGGATGGCTCGTACTGCGCGGCGAGAATTGCAAACCATTCCGCCATGACGACGGGACATTTAAAATTTACGGCGATATGCAATTGATCGACACATGGCAAGGCACGGACATTAAAACGGGCGCAGTCAAATATTGCGGACAGTTCCGCTATTCGGTGCCGGAAACCCGGCTGCGCCTGGCGACGCTTCGCAGTATGAACGAACCGAAACAGATATGGACGCACGCGCGCGACGTGGGCGACAACTACATCAATCAGATCAACAGTTGGATACAAGTCGCCAAGGAAGATCCGCGCAGCGGGCGCGTGTATTATGACTTCCAACGTGCGCGAGGCCGGGCGGACCATTTTTACGACTGCGAGAGGATGCAGCTTGTCGGCGCGGCGATGGCAGGGCTGATCGGACAGGATGCGTCGCCAATTGATGAAAAATAATTCATTCTTTATCCATGATACGAGCAATTATAAGACGAATGTACAAGAGTGAACTCGACAAGGCATACAAGGCTGGGTACGGCAATGGGTGCTTGAACGGGTATAGACAGTGCGAGGATAAGACCACTGACATAATTGCAATATGCCGCAGAGACGCAGCTAGAGGAGCAAGGCTGGAGATGTTGGCTGAAATGCTAGAAAGAGAGGACAAAGCATACGCCGATGGTCTGAGGGATGCTGGACTGATGGAACATTATGCGTCGCCAGTTGATCGGAGTGAATAACTTGTATTGACAAACAATAAAGGATGGGCAATATGACGCGTATGACTACTGAGAACGAAAAGGACAATTATGAATGAAGTGAGGAACGAACGTAATAAAATGAATGCTCCGTCTGGTTCTGTGCTTAGCTGCCCGAAGTGCGGAGCTAGCGGCAATGGCCGAGCAATGGGCTATCCGTATGTAAACGGAGAGTTCCGAAACGTAGAAATAAGATTCAACTGTCCTAGCTGCGCGGCTGAATGGAGCAGTACCGCAAAAATTCTCGCGCAGAACACCGAGAACAGTCACCGCGAGTCTCGCGAGACGGATGACTGACTCGAAAGTTCTCTTTTTCTTCAAAACTTGACACAAGCGCGCATATAAATGCGCGCTTTTATTTTTTCAGTTTGGGCCTATGTCGGTGAAACATCCGACAAGACACTTGAGGCATTAAAAACCCTCGCCGCCAAGCAGTACACGACCGCCGAGCAGGGCGGGCGATATGTTGTGTCTGCTACTGTGCAGGGCAAATCGTTTACATACGAACTCCCAGAAGGGCAAAACGCGACCGACTTCTCGCAGTTGGCATACGATTCGTGGCGCATGGTTAAAATCGGCGGCACAGATGGTGCGCAAATGACCGACGCCGAGCTTGAGGCATATTTATGCGACACTGCTGGGGAGAATACCGACCGCACAGTTGCGAGTTTTACACGGGTACAAGGTTATGGCTATTAAACCAATCAAAACATTTACGCACCGAGTTAAAAACGCTTGGTATTCGTTTCGCAATAGCGGAATGTATCCAACTGCGGCGAATAGTTCGCAGCGCATAGCGCAGGGCGATCAGAATGGCGACTTGCTCGACTTGATGAGTCGGCACAAGACGCTACTACTGCGCAGTGACAGTCGGTATATTTACGCATCTTCAAGCACTGTAAACGGCGCAGTGATGCAAAAGGCTGGCAAAATTTACGGCGGATCGTGGCGTTTTCAATCTCATTCCGAGGATGCCGAGTTCGTGAAAGCGGTCGAGGCCGACATGGAAAACATAGACAGAATGATTGATATTCGCGGTCCGCAGTTCCCGTGGCGCCGATCAGTCAAAATCGAGTCGAAGTCGCTCGACGTGGATGGCGACTTGTTTGTATTGTTAACTGAAACAAAGACGGGATTTCCTCAAATTCAATACTTAGAAGCGCACCGGATCGGGCAGACGAACTACGACAACGACGACCGAGTTCAAGAAGGCAAATACAAAGGCCTAAAGATCAAGAGCGGCATTATCTATAACGACTTCGGCCGAGAAGTCGCGTATCGTGTGCTTGATGATAGTGGTGAAAACTGGCGCGACATTTCCGCTCAAGATATGGTCCACATTACCGATCCAGATTGGTTTTCTCAAGGGCGCGGCGTGCCGACTATCGCCGCCGGTATGCTTGATTGGTACGATTTGGCCGAAGTACGCGACTTTGAAAAGATCGCGCAGAAAGTAAACGCTGCGCTGACGCTTAAGGAAAAGAACGAGACGGGCAAGCGTGACATGGGCAATGTCTTGGTCAATGGGCAAGGCGGCGCGAGTAATGCGCCGTTCCAGTCCGAGCTGATCAATGGCGGTTTGATTCGCTATCTTAAAAATTCGGCATCACTGGAGGCGCACGAGTCAAACAGGCCGAGCGACGGCTTCCTCAAATTCTCAGACAAGATCGAGGCAAGCGCATTTCTCGCACTTCGCTGGCGCCGCGAAATGCTCGACAGTTCAGCCGTCGGTGGCGCGGGCGTGCGAGCGTTCCAGCGTGACATCAATGACGCGATATATGATCGCGTGGACGTGCTGACTGCGTACCGCAAACGCATTGCATTGTACATCATCGCCAAGCGTGCGAAGCAGGGCATTTACACGCTTCCGGATGACTGGTATAAGTGCAGCTTTACAAAGCCGCGCGAGTTTACAGTCGATGACGGCAATTCGCGCAAAGCAGACCGCGACGACTTGCGTGCCGGGCTTGCATCGGAAAACGACATTCTCGCGCGTCGTGGATACGATCCTATCGAATACACGCGCAAGCGGGCGGAATATTTAGCCGAGCGCGACGCAATCGCCAGAGCCGCAGGGATCGACCCAGTTAGGCTTGGAACATCACTTATGCCTGGCGATATCCCGCCGGAATCCGACGACAACAATAATCAAAACTTGACACAACAATCCTAATTATGAGCGTAGAAAATCCAAAAAACCCAACATGGTTCGGAATGTTCCGAAACATGGACAACGGAGAACCAACAGCGGAAGCTGAAATTTCCATTTATGACAATATCGGCGGTTTTGGCGTTACTGCCAACGACTTTATTGCCGCCTTAAAAAACCTTGGCGACGTTGAGACCATCAATTTGCGCATTGCATCTGGCGGCGGCTCGATTGTTGAGGGCAACACCATTTACAACGCACTCAAACGGCACAGCGCAAAGATTATCACGCACGTTGACTCACTAGCCGCATCTATGGCATCCGTCATCGCAATGGCCGGCGACGAAGTGCGCATGGCTGAAAATGCGTTGCTAATGATCCACAACCCTTGGACAATGAGCATCGGCGGCGCGGATCAGTTACGCAAAGACGCCGACCTGCTCGACAAAATGGAGTCAAATATCCGCACAAGCTACGCACGCTCTAATTTGAGCGCAGAGGAGCTTGACGCAGCGATGGAGGCCGAGACTTACTACACCGCAGCAGAAGCGCTTGAGGCTGGATTTATTGACGCTATCGACGGCGCAAACCTTGCAGCCGCATCTATTGGCGACATGGAAACGCTAAAAGATTTTGCAAGCGTACCGCAGGCGAAGATTGACGGCATCAAGATCGAGTGCCAAGCACGACAAATCGAATCGCTGAGTGTGCAACTCGACGAAGTTCGCGGTGAGCTTGAATGTCGCGACGAAGCGTTGGCATTTGCAAACGCTTCCATCGAGACGCTCAAGGCCGATGCCGAAACGCTCAAAACCGAACACGCCGAAGCACTTGAAAAAGCGACCGAGCAAACCGCGCAAGCTATTTCCAACAAAGCCGCCGAGTTGCTTGCCGAGTCTGGAGTTCCGCCAATCGAAAACGAGCCGGAGAAGCATCACGGCGAGCAAGGCTCGAAAGGCAAAATGACCGAGGAACAATTCTGGGCCGAGTACCGCGAATTTGACAAGCGCGGCGACTACGAAGGAAAAAATATCTTTTATCAAGAGAACAAACACGTTCTTGGACAATAATCACCCAACCCAATAACCAACAAATACTATGGCTAATACTATCGCAGGCGTTAACCTCGCCGAAATCGCACAAGAAAGTTTGAATGGGCTTCAAAGCCTATTTGCTCCGCTTTCCGCACTTACAACCGACTTTTCCAACGATGTTCGCAACGCTGGCGAGTCTGTAACTACCCGTTACCCAACCAAGCCAACGGCGGCAGATATGTCGGCTGGCTACAAAAGCGCAGCCGCAGATGTCGCAATGACTTCCGCGACTATCACGCTGAACACTCACTACGGCTTTACCTACGGCTTCACCGACGTAGAGCGCAGCAAGTCCAGCATCAACCTAAACAACTTGTTTATCCAACCTGCATTGCAAGCGTTGGGCGACAAGGTTTTCGGCGATGTTTGGAATTTGATCACTGTGGCCAACTTCGCAACTAGCTCGACAATCACTGCGGCCAACTTTGATCGCGACTCGCTTGTTGATCTTGGCGCGACACTGACTCAAACAAAGAAAGCGAGCCAAATGGACCGCGCGATCTTTATGAATCCAACCTATTACGCTTCGCTTGTTAAAACTCTTAACAGCGCAGAGTTCCCAGGTATGGGGTCAGACAAAGCCGAGGCAAATGTGCCGCGTGTCGCGAAGTTCGACAGCTACGAAACTGACATTGCAGACGCCAACGGCGAAAACCTTGCAGCGTTCGCATTCCAGAAGAATTCGCTTCTTATGGCTGGCCGCACAGTTGACGCGGAAATGGCTCGCGAAGCGGGCATCGAAGTTGAAACAGTGGTAATTCCCGGACTTGGCTTGCCAGTCCAGTTCCGCCGCTGGTATGACTCCGAAGGTGTGCTTTACTACAACTGCAACCTTCTCTACGGAGTTGCAAAGGGCGTCGACTACGGCGTGCGCGTAACAACTGCATAACCATTAATTTGAGCGGCTCGATTCGTCGGGCCGCTCTTTTAACTTTTCTAAAATATGTTTAAACCATCTCTAGCAATTCACAAATCGCCGAAGGGCAAACTCACAGTTCTTGCACTTTCCGAAGATGCAGACGATGCAGCAAAGGCATACGCTGAATGCAAAGAAGCAGGCGAAGTGCAATTGATAATTCGCGGCCAATTGCAAAAGCAAAAGAAAATCGATGCACCGGTTGAAAAACCGAAAGCAAAGAAGGCGGCAAAGTAATTCCTACCCAACTCCAACCAACCAACGCGGCTCGCTCAATATCGGGCGGGCCGCATCTATTTTAAAGCATGAGTTTTTTTGATGACATCGACGCAGGAGTGAACCAAGCCGTTTTAACGATGGGTGAATCGTTTACAATGAGCAATCACGCGGGCGTATTCAAGGGCGTGTTTCGAGGCGAGACTGCGCCGACAGAGTTTGATAAAATACAAGGCTACGACACAAAGACGACCGACGCGCTGACAGTAAACAAGTCGTTGTTTACGCCGGGCGCGCCACCGATGGTCAATGAATTGATTACAAAAGCAAACGGCACACGATGGACGATCACGGGCGTCGAGTCCGGCGACGAAGCATCTTGGGATATTGATCTAAATAAGCGCGATGAGTAAGCAAACTTTCAGCGTGGATGATACACTGTATCGGGCACAAGCGAAGAAGCTTGTGCGTCAGTTGAAGCTTAATGAAGCGAAGTTTGTAAACGAACAAGCTGGATTGCTTGCTCAATTATTTTGCAAGGTAACACCGCCGTTCAAGTCGTTTCCAAAATTAAGCGGGAAGCCTACATATGGTGGCAATGTGACAGTTGGCCGCAATGCAGTAAGACGAGACTTTTTTCGAGCTGTCCAACGAGTCGGGAAAGATTCGTCATGGAATGACAAGAAAATCGCAAAGGCTATTCGCGCTGGCGATACGAACTATATTGAGCAGCGTTTGAAATATATGAAAGGCTCAAACAAAAAGAATTTAAAAGTGCGCAAATTTGACGACCGATTGCACGACTCAAAGCGCAACTCACGCGGGCGCGTCAATCGCAACACATTGCCAACAGTTGCACTAAAAAATCCAGACGTAAACAAAGGACTAAAGCGCGCTATGGATCGAGTCGGCATAGCTAAAGCGGCATTTGCTATTGCTGCTCTAAGGTTCGGAAGGCCCGCGCCTCCAAACTGGATACGTAAGCAATTTAGAAAAGTAAACACTCCGGTAAAAATGGCAACCAATTCTTCGCCGCTCGCATCGTTCACGGCAACCGCCAAAGGCGTCGATATGGCATCTAGTAAAATTAAAGAAGTCGAACGCTTCCGCATGATTGCAATGGTCAAACGACTTGAGGAACTAGTAAAAGCCGACGCGAAGAAGGCTGGATTTTAAAACCAAATAAACATTTATGGAAATTGAAAAATACGACTTTGA